GGAGTAATGTATAAATGGATACAGGTATTACAAACGAATTGTTGGCAGAGGTAGTTAACAGAGAGCTTAACGCTGCTGACTCGTGGGCTAACGGGGATCTTGCAGATCAACAGGCAGAGGCGCTTGACTATTACTATGGTCAGCCCTTTGGCGATGAGGAAGAAGGATTCTCTTCAGTAGTAACACGAGACACCTTGAAGACAGTAGAGGGTATCATGCCTTCGCTAATGAAGGTGTTTGCATCCGGTGATACCTTTGTAGAGTTTGAACCTATGGGTGCAGAGGATGTAGCAGAAGCACAGCAGGCTACAGACTACTTAAACTATGTATTTGATAAGAGATGCGATGGCTTCTCTGTATTATACACTTGGTTCAAAGACGCTTTGCTAATGAAGAATGGTCTTGTAGAAGTAAGCTGGGCGCAGGACGAACTATGTGACATACAGAACTTTACAGCTATTGAACAGATTGAAGTTGATGCCCTTGAAGAAGAAGAGGAAGTAGAACTTGTACACAAAGAAATCAATGAACAAGACCCCAATCTCTACGATGTTACTATTCGCCGCACTAACAATCGCGGTCGTCCAGTCGTTGACTGTATCCCATCCTCTGAGTTTAGGATTAAGGCGCGAAGCAAAAGCATCAAGGATTCAGACTTCGTTGCGCGAGTACAAGACGTTAGTATTGGATCGCTGATTGACTATGGCTTTGAGCGTGATGATATTTCAGAAGGGCATGGCTCTAGCTTAATCAGAAACCAAGTAGAGGATTCTCGCTTTGGTGACGTAGAAGAAAGCACTGAGTTTAAGAATGACACTGTCGTTGAATACATTAAGGCATGGATTAAAGTCTTTGATGAAGAAGACGAGAAGATGAAACTCTTTGTAGTTCATATGGTAGGTAATGTTGTACTTGAGAAGGAAGAGATAGGCGAGATACCTGTCATTAACTTGTCACCTATTATGATGCCGCATAAGTTCACTGGTGTTAGTATTGCTGACTTGGTTAAAGACATTCAGGAAATCCGCAGCAAGATGTGGAGACATACCCTTGACAACCTAGCATTGTCTAATGCTGGACGCTATGCTGCTGTAGAGAATCAGGTTAACTTGCAGGATCTTATTGACAACCGCATTGGTGGTATCGTCCGTGAGAAGGTACAGGGTGCAGTACGACAGCTTCCAGTGCCTCAGCTAGGTAACGCTACCTTCCCATTCCTTAATGAGCTAGAGAAGGAACGAGAGGACAGAGCTGGTGTGTCGCGTATGACTCAAGGTCTTGACGCTGCTGCCCTTACATCTAACACTGCGGCCACTGCTGTTAATCAGGTAATGACTGCTGCTCAAGAAAAGATTCAGCTTATTGCTCGCATCTTTGCAGAAACAGGTGTTAAAGAACTGTTCCTACAACTATACCGATTGAGTCGTACTAACAACTCAGAGGTTGACATTGTAAAACTACGTGGTCGCTTTGTACCTGTTACCCCTTATGATTGGAAGGATCGCTTTGACATGACTGTCACTGTAGGTCTAGGTAACCAGAACAAAGACCAGCAGTTGATGCACCTTAACAACATCTCTACTATGCTACGTGGTATTGGCGAGACACGCTTTGGTTATCTTATTAATGCAGAGCATGTACATACCCTAGCTACAGAGTTCATCCAAAACGCTGGCTATAAGAACGCAGCTCGATTTATTGGCGACCCTCGTGACGTACAGCCACCTGAGCCACAGCCGTCTGCCGATATGGTAGCAGCTCAAGGCGAAGCACAGAAAGACGTAGCCGATGCTCAGCTTAAGCAAGTACAAGCTCAGGCACAGCAGGCAGAAGCTCAGATGAAGCAGGCTGAGTTCCAGCTTAAACTAGAAGGGTTAAAGTTTGAGCGTGAGAAGTTCGAGTGGATGAAGAAGAAAGAAGCAGCAGAGCTAGGACTTGAAGCACAGCAGAAACGCCCTGTTGGTATCGGTGACAGTAAACTACGAATGAGTGAGATGTGATTTGACTGACGAACAGAAAGCTAATACAGCCCGTGAGCTACTTCGAGGGGGTCTCTTAACCGAGGCTCTTAAGGATATTAAGTCCAGTATATCTACAGCGTGGACAGTAGCAGAAGAATCTGAAGAACGTGACAAACTATGGTACTTGCAAAAGTCAATAGATATGTTTGAGGATGTAATAGAAGGCTATGTGTCCAACTATGAATATCAACAAAAGGTTAAATAGTTCTTTACTTTTGATTCAAAGTGTGGTATAATATATACATAGATTAACCTAACAGATTAATAGGAGACTACCCCAAGTGGATGTCGATAACAGTTCAAGTATTGAAAGTGCAGTAGCAAGTCTTTTGGCACCCTCCCCTGCGGAGCAAGTTAAGGAAGAAGAGCTAGAGCAAGAAACCCTCGAAGAGGAAACTCAAGAGGTCGCTTCTGAAGACGAGTCTAACGATGAGATTGAAGAAGAGGAAGACACTGAAGGCGTAGAGGATGACGCAGACAGTGACTCGGACGTGGGGGATTCTGACGAAGTAGATAATCAATCAGATACTCAAGAGGAGACTTCAGAGGATACGCTGCATACCGTTAAGGTAGATGGTGAAGAGTACGAAGTTAACCTTGAAGAGTTGAAGAAGGGATATCAACTAGAGAAGAATTACACTAAGAGAGTCCAGAAGCTACAGGATGAGTCTAAGGAACTTGAGAGTCTGAAGACCAACCTAAGTAGTGAAAGACAACAGTATCTTCAACTTATGGAACTAGCCGCTACTCAACAAATGGCGGAGGTTAATAAGAACAAAGAACTGCTAACTACGATTGATAAAGATGCTGATCCCGTAGCTTATGTACGACAGCAGTTGCACGTTCAAGACATAGAGGCTAATCTACGTCAGAACATTGAAGGCTTTAAACAAGCTAAGCAACAGGCTGAAGCACAGAAGCAGGAGCAGCGTACTAAGCTCGTAGCTCTGGAACAAGAGAAACTATCTCAAGTATTACCTGAGTGGGTATCTCCTGACTTTCAGAAAGGTGTTATCGAATATGCAAAGGAAGTGGGTTATGCAGACTCCGACCTGAGCAACATCGTTACCGCCCGTGACATTGCAGTGCTGAACAAGGCTCGCCTTTACGATGAACTTGTTAGTAAGAAAGCTACCGTTAAGAAAAAGCGACAGCCTATTATTAAGAAGAAAGTTAAAGCGTCCTCGCCAGCAGATGCACAGACACGAAAGGCTCGCGCCGTTAAGGAACAACGTCAAAAGCTAAAACGCTCTGGTTCAGTGAATGATGCAGCATCTGCTCTTCTATCACTGACTTCTTAATTATACTTTAAAGGAATACTACAATGGCTAACCCCGTATTTGAAACCTATACTACTAAAGGTATCCGCGAAGACCTCGCCGATATTATCTACAACATTGCACCAACCGAAACTCCCTTCATGTCCAACATTGGCAAAGGCTCTTCTAAGGGTACTTACCACGAGTGGCAGGTCGATGATCTGGCCGCTGCTGCCGACAACTTTGTCGCTGAAGGCGCTGACGCTGCGGCTGCTGTAAGTAACGCTACTACTCGCGTTGGTAACTACACTCAGATCTCTAGCAAGACTGTATCTGTATCTGGTTCTAACGATGCTGCTGACTCAGCTGGTCGTGCCTCTGAGATGGCTTATCAACTAGCTAAGAAAGGTATGGAACTGAAGCGCGACATGGAAGTTGCTTTTGTCGGTGTTGACAAAGCTTCTGTTGCTGGTTCTGCTGGCACTCCTCGTCAGTTGGCTTCTGCTACTTCTTGGATTGCTACTAACACCAACCTTGGCGCTGGCGGTACTGCTTCAAACGGTTTGGGTACTAACGTATACTCTGCTGGTACTGATCGTGACTTTACTGAAGCTATGCTTACAGATGTTATTGAGAAGTGCTGGGTAAGTGGCGGCGCTCCAACTATCATCATGGCTAACGCTTTCCAGAAGCGCAAGATCACTGCCTTCACTGGTAACGCTACTAAGTTCAAGAACGTAGACGACAAGAAAGTTGTCAATGCTGTAGACGTTTATGTATCTGACTATGGTGAGCTGAGTGTTGTACCTAACCGCTTCATGCAAGCTGACAGCGTTCTCGTTATCCAGCCTGACATGTGGTCTGTTGATACTTACCGTGACTTCCAGACTTTTGATCTGGCTAAGGTAGGCGATTCCGAGCAGAAGCAGTTGCTTGCTGAGTACACTTTGAAGTGCAGCAACGAAGCAGCTAACGGTGCTATCCGTGATCTTAACGTAAGTTAATTGTTAAGAGCTACGTTGGCTGGGTTGTCTTTAACTAGGCAGCCCAGCCTTTTATTTATAAACTGGAGTAGGTATGTCGGACGTTAAAACCCATATAATTAAGAATAATGACGGGACTCTTAGCCTCGGCACAACCCAAGACTATTCCAGTATCTTTGATCAGAATCAGTACGAAGCCAACAACAACATTAACCGAGTATCTGACAGAGATACCTTTGGTCGTAAGATTGCTTCGATACCACTGAATTTAATTAATGCTTGGTGCAGAGAATGGAACTGTTCTATGCAGGAGCTATTTCAAGACCCTTCCTTGAAGGCAAAGATGATGGCAAGGCTGCGCGATAGCAGCTACTTGAAACTTCGTACAGATCATGGGCGCATATAATGGCAGCAAACAACCTAGGAGAACTCAGAGCTTTAGTTAAAGACTGGGGCAACCGCACAGATATATCTGATCCTACACTTAACTCTTTTATTAACATAGCTCAAGACAGAGCTACTAGAGTTCTTCGTCTTCCTGTATCGGAAGCTTTCTCTACTATCACAGTATCCAATAACACACTGCTGCTCCCCACTGATTACATTGAAGCAAAGTCTTTAACTATTCAGATCAACGGACGCACTGTTGAATTACAGCGTAAGGACTTGGCTTTTGTATCGAAACAAATAGCTAATGCTAGTGGTCAGCCTAAGTACTTTGCACGTAAGCAGAACAAGTTTATCATTGGCCCTTCGTCTACTACAACTGCTGCTGATCTTTATTATTATTACGCTACAGCTAATCTTGTTAACGACACAGATACTAACTGGTTTGTCGAACAGGCTACTAGTATGTTGATTTATGGTTCACTAGTAGAACTATCTTTATATACAAAGAATCCAGAAGAAGCTGCACAGTGGGAAACTAAGTTCCGAGCAGAAGCAGCAGAGCTTGTTCAGATGGCAGACAATGCCGACTGGTCAGGTTCTTCCATTAGCATTATACCTAAGAGGTAAGACATGACAGGCTTTTATGAAAACTACGATGATGCTGAAGGCGTACACAAAGGCAGTGCTGAACAGTCTGCTTTAGAGGCGGCAGCTTCCGCAACCGCAGCAGCATCTTCTGCAACATCAGCAGAAACATCAGCAACTTCTTCTAGTACTAAAGCAGGTGAGGCAGCTACATCAGCAAGCACCGCTACGACTAAAGCATCAGAAGCAGCTACGTCAGCCTCCACTGCTACTACTAAGGCAAGTGAATCAGCTACGTCAGCAGCAGCATCAGATACGTCAGCAACAGAGTCAGCTACGTCAGCAACAGCTTCTGAGTCTTCAAGACAGGCATCAGCTTCAGCAGCGGCCGTTGCAGTTTCAGCCTATGGTAGTGCTTTTAACTCAGCAACTGCGTCAGCAGCTTCAGCAACAGCAGCAGCGGGATCAGAGTCAGCAGTAGCTGCATCAGCAACAGCAGCAGCAGGTTCAGCAACTACAGCTAGTACTTCAGCAAGCAATGCTGCTACATCAGAGAGCAATGCAGCTACCTCAGCCACAGAAGCAGCAGCTTCAGCAACACTGGCTAACAGTGCAGAAGTTGTTACAGTTGCAGGTATTGCTGCGGACGTAACAGCCGTAGCTGGTATCGATGGTAATGTTACAAGCGTAGCAGGTATTGCTTCTGACGTAACTACCGTAGCCGCTGAACCTCTTAAGACTAATATCGCAACAGTAGCCGCAACTCCGCTCAGCACTAACATTAATATTGTAGGGCCAGCAGCGTCTTCAGTAACTACTGTTGCAGGTGACATAGCTAAGGTTAACACTGTCGCTTCTGACCTCAGCGGTTCTGATACTATTGGAACTGTCGCAGGCATTGCTACTGATGTTACAACTGTGTCCGGCATATCTGCTGACGTAACTACTGTAGCCGGTATTACTGCTGGTGA